AGTGCCATCTATTTTAGCCATTATTCTAGCTACTTGTGTTTGGTAATTAGTACCATCATCCATTTTAAAATCAATACTGCCTATAGTGTCACCACTTTGTACTATAGTATTAGAACCAGGAGTTCCGTTTCTTGACTTTACAAAAAATTGTGTTGGACCATCAGCATCAGCTGAAAATCTATTTAAAGAAAAACCAGCAGTAGAAGCAGTAGTTCCTATAACTTGACTAAAAGGGATTTGTCCACCAGCAGCAGTAATAGCTGATGAATGACCTATTAAAAATCTACCACCAGAACTTATACGAGCCCTTTCTGTGTCGCTAGTGGAAAAGCTTATAGCACCAGCGTCTTGTGTTTTTATACTTAATGCACCTGTGCCTCTGTGCAAAATACTTGTACTTGTATTAGCTCCACCATTAGACCTTATAAACCTAGCTCCGTAGTCGGTATAAGTTGTATCACCTACTAAGTCTATAAACGCATTACCATTATCACTTCTATTAGGACCTATTTCAAGTGATGCACTATCTGTACCTAAACCACTGCCTAAAGTATGAGAAGTACCAGTAGTAAGAAAACCATTTAAAAAAGTAGCTTTACCTGCATCTGACATATCAAGTTTAAGAGCTGTTATTGTAGAACCACCATCATTACCTTTAAACAATATGTCTTTATCAGAAGTAGTAGATTTAATTACAAAATCTGTTGATGAGTTTGTAAGTTCACCAAAAGTAGTGCCAGCATCTTTAAGTAATATGTCAGCTCCATCAGCATCTAAAATAATATCTCCTGCTACATCTAGTGTCATATCTCCTGAAACATTAGCGATATTACCTGCAACTGTTAATATTTCTGAAGGACTTGTAGTTCCTATACCAATTTTACTGTCGTGAGTAATAAGCAATGCTTCATTTAAAGTTGCTGCAGATGTATCTGAATGTACTAAGAAAGCTAATCCTTGTCTATTTGCAGAAGTATGTGTTTGTTTTCCAACAATAGCAGAACGAACTTGTATAGTATCACTACCTCTTGCAAATCCTACAGCACCTTTATATTCTCCATTGGCAACAGTAGTAGAAGTATTTCCAACTACTAAACTTGCGTTTGGAGTGTTTGCTGCTGTACTAAATGCAGTTTCAGCATCACTTACTGTTGTTCCATTAACATTTATACCAGTAGCTGTTGTTTGAAACTTTTGCGTTCCAGCATGATTTAAAGTTACTGTCCCACCAGTATTGAATCTAGCCATGGTTGTAGTATTTGCTGAATCGTAAATTTGAACAGCATCACCATTAGTTGTAAGCTGTAATATTCCTGTACCTATATCTTTTATATTACTTACTGACCCACTATGAAATATCTGTAAATCATTAGAAGCACCAAAATTAGCTGTTATATTGTCGCCAAGTTTTATGTCCTTAAAGAATATATTGGTTTCACTCGAACCTGAAATTTGATAATAACTTGTAACACCACCAGAACCATCATCACATTGAAATCTAATTTGTCCGTCATCACCACTTTGTTGGATATTAAGAGTTCCTGAACTATCAATAATTCTGCTTACACTTGTTGATGAACTATGGTCAATTGTTAAATCATTACCTGTACCAAATTTAGCTTGAGCATCATCTAAAAACTCTAATGCATTATCTGATTTATCAAATACAATATTACTACTACTTCCTGTAAAAGTTACATCTCCATCAACAGTTAAACCTGTAAGCGTACCAAGGCTTGTAATATTTGTTTGTGCTGCTGTTTGAAGTGTTCCTGTTAAATTACCAGAAAATCCTGTAGCAGTTAATAAACCTGTTGATGGATTATATGTAAAACCTGTATCAGTTTCTAATCCTTGAGTTCCTGTAGCACCATCAACAAATACTGGAAAAATAGTTTCATCTGTACTATTGTTTGCAGATACTGTAACTGTTGTAGCTAATGCTGCTGTACCTGTTGTATCTTGGTTGAGTGTACCGATAACAAAGTCTAGTGTATTGTCAGTATCATCATAAGTAACTGTAATGTTTGTTTCTGTATTAGAAGTTACCATAGCTCCTACAGTATCACTAATTGTTTCTGCTAAAGTTGTACCATTTACTGTAATCGCATCAGCTTCTAATGTACCATCAACATCTACATCACCACTAATATCTAATGTAGCTGCTGCAAGTTGACCACTAATAGTAATATTTCTACCACCAGTAATGTCTTTGTTTGAATCTGTTATAATAGCTTTACTTGCTATTACTGTTCCGTTTGTTATACCATCTATAAGATTTATATCTGTTGCACTAGCTGTAACACCGTCTAAGATGTTTAGTTCTGCTGTGGTAGAAGTTACTCCATCAAGAATATTAAGTTCGGCTGCTGTGGATGTTACTCCATCTAATATATTTAGTTCAGCAGCAGTTGAGGTAATTGCTGTGCCATTAAAGTTAATACCATCTAAGTATGCAATACCATCAACATATAAATCTTTCCATTCCTGTGAAGAACTACCTAGGTCATAAGTATTATCATCATCTGGAATAATGTTTGAGTCTACGTCAGCTCCAAAGACTACGTTGTCAGTAGCTGCATCACCCATAGTAATAGTACCACCATTAAATGTAGTAGTACCTGTTACTGTTAAATTACCACCTATTCCTAAGTTACCAGATATATCAGCATTACCATTTATATCTATAGTTGTTGCTGCAATTTGTATTTCTGTATCAGCTACTAAGTCTAATTGTCCATCAGTACTAGAATTGATGTATATAGCTGTATCTCTAAATTGTATTTTTTCTGTTGTTGCAATTAATAAGTCATCAGAAAACTCAAAGTAATCTTCATCTTCTTTCCATGTCAATACTCCATCATTAGATGCAGCATTAAAGGTAATAGCAATATCACTTTCAGCATTTGTACCAAAACTTAAAGTATTACTAAATAATGTAGATATAGGACCACCATCACCAGTTGTACTACCATCATGGGTATGTCCTGAACTTACGTTAAAAGCATTTACTAATTGATTATATTCATTATTAAAAAGTGCAGCAGTAATGGTATCGCCATCACTAAATGAACTTTGTCTAGTATATCCTGCCATCTTTTATATCTCCTATTGTCTACCTGAAGGTCTATACGTTACATATAGTCCGTTAATTGCATATGGTGCATTTGTATCTGCACTAAAAATTTTAAAAAAGTTACTGTGTCCACTACCTGTTAAACTTTGTCTTAATAAAGGCTGTTCAGATGCTCCAAACTTTTGTGTACCTAATAAAGCTACACCAAAAATAGCTGGTTCTGGTATCTCTGTTAAAACTATGTCAGCAGGTTGTGGGGTATCTAAACTGTCATAGTCAAATCTAATTCTAAGTGTTGGCTGTGCATCACCTTCTGGAGTAAAGGCAATCTTTGCATAATCCAAAGTTTTTAATGTACCTAAATCTCCATAATCAAAATCTGGTGATTGATACTCTGCTTCTATATTTGTAGCTGTTCCTGCTGGATTAAAAGCATTACCAGTATCGTGATTGTAAATATGTCCGTCTCTATCACCATGATAAAATTTTTCTACTCCACTACTATCAAATCCTGATGTAATAGCTGGAGCTTGTATGCCTAATGTTTCTGACCATTCAAAACCATTAGGTCTTAATGTTCCTATAATTCCTTTTGATGTTGCTGCAGTATCTGTTGCTGTACTGTAAAACATTCTGTATTGTGATTTATCTCTAATAACAACACTACTAAATTGTAATGTACTCTTAGCTGCTACAATATCATTTATAATTGGTTGTATAGCTTGACTTATAGTTCCTAACTCAACGTCACCAATTCTTGCTGTACCTGCAACTGTTCTAAAACCATCTGGTGCTAAGAATACTAAGTCACCAGCAATCTCTTGAATAGTTTGTCCATCAACACAACCTACGTTTTTAGTAACTGGTACGACTGCTATGGTACTAGAATTATTTATATTTTGCAACTTAAATATTGAGTTTTGACAAAATATAAATAGTTCGTTACGGAAACTTTTTAGTCCAACTACTTTATCTTCTAATGTTATACTACCTGAACCTGTACCACTAAAGCTATCTATATCACCAGTAGCACTATAATATATAGTATTAGGTGTACTAGGGTCTCCAGATACAACTAAGTGATTATCATGGATAGTACAAAACTTTGCTGTCTTAGAACCACTAATTGTTATTTGACTAACAAAAAATGTTCTTGAACTTAATACTGCAGATGTACCTGTCATTTTAAATAAGAAAGGTTTATTGTTACCACTCTTATCTGTTATAACTAATTCACCATAATCTGAAGTACCTTCAAATAATGCAAACTCACATTGGTCTATATTAGTTAATGATAACTCACTACGACCTGAAAAGGTACTAAAATTATCACCAGATGCATCTACACTAGCTTTATTTATTTGTAAATAACTTGTACCATCTTGACTAAAAAATATATCATTACCTGCTACAACTACTGCACCATCTGCATAAACTGCTAAACCTTCTATATCTTCTGCAGTATTAGGTCTAACAGCACTACCACCACCAAAAACAGTATAACCATTTATTCTTCTGTAACCACCTTCGATAGATACCTCAAAGTTTCTTAACTTTGTTGCAACTCCGGGAGTTCTTAATAATGCTAACGAGTTAGTAGATTTATTAAGACCACCTTGTAGTGGTACTGAAAATGGCAAAGATGCTGCCATTAGAAATATCTCCTATCATCTGTCATATACTTTGGCTGTGGATTAATTAAATTACTTTTCATATGACGTAAAGCTTTTCTATAATCATCTAATGCCATAGCAGCTTGTTGTATATTTTCTTTAAACTGATGTACATAATATCTAGTTCGAGCTGTTAATACATTGCTATATTGTTCTGGCATTGGTATAGTATCATTATACGCTGATAAAGCTGTTGGTTTTTCAAAGGCATAAAAATGCACATTATAAACTTTATCAGGTATAGGACTTAATCCAAACTTTCTATGGTCTGGACTTTTGTATACATATCTAGGTTCACCATAAGATTGTGTATCAGCATCATCTGCATTCTCTGCATCCCTATAATATCTTTTCCAATCTGCAAGTGTTAAATATTTTAATCCTGTAGATGTAAAAGGAGCTGATTCACCACTTACATTAATAGTAGTAATATAAAAATCATCCCAGTCAACTGCAGCATAATCTGAAGTTATACTAGAACTACCATCTTTTAATGTATACCATCTTTGTCCTGCTACAGTAGCTACAGTTACATTACCATAAAAAGGGTCTGTACTACCACTTACTCCAGCACTAAAAAACGGTAACTGTGGTTCTGCATTAGCTACATCAAATAATGATTTATTAATTGCATCTTTAACAAATCCTTGAATACCTGTAGCTGAAGCAAATGAACCAGATGTTAATACCACTTCATTTAGTTCTCTTAGAACTTCATTACTTAAATCTAAATATGTTGTTGCCATTATTTTGTATGTACTTTTTGTATAGCAAAGTTTGCAGTTAAACTAGCACCTTTATGTTTTACAAACTTACCTTTATGTTTCATTAATTTAAAACTACCATTTTTTTGTTTCATCCAATGGTAACCTTTAGGTGCTTTAACTTTCATTAGTTAGGGTCTTGAACATCCATTGCACCACCCATACCCATGCCAACTCTGTCCATGTTATTGTGTGGTCCACCGTGCATCATCTTTTTTCTTTTCATTCCGTACATACCACCACCCATCATTTTTTTACGAGCTGTGCCACCATACATCATTTTTTTCTTTTTATCTTTCATACCGTGTTTCATTATTTATCTCCTTTATCTTTTTCTTTTAAACTTTCATTGTAACCAACCATTTCTCGACATATTTTTTCTTTGTCTTGAATAGTTTCGTAATAACTTATTTGTCCTTCCATTTTATCTCCTTAAAAGTGGAGGAGTCCAAAGACTCCCCCGAGTTGGTCAATCTTAATCGATTGCATAGAACGCTGAAACTAAAGCTTCAGGTCTTAGTACTTTTGAGCCATATACATGCAATCCTCTAACTATGTCACCAAAAGACGTTGGGTCTCTTAATGTTTCTGTTGAAATAATAGTTTGAGCAGTAGCTGTAGATGAAATATGTCCAGCTAACACTTTACCACTTGCTGTACTTGCAGCAGCGATATTGTTAGATTTGTACATATCAAAACCTCTTAGTTTTCCACTTGATACTAATCCGTTTCTAATTGAACCTTGACCTGCATTGAAGTCAACACTCATTAGCTTTGAACCAGACTGTGAAAGTTGCTCATACCATGAAGGTGGAGCAACAAACCATCTTCCTTCTTCAGGAACATTTTGTTCGTCTAGTAATTTAGCCATAAATGCCATAACATCTAACGGGTCAGCTCCTGTTCCATCAGACCCAGTTAAGTCAATAGAATTTGAGCCACCTTGATGCTGACCCATAGTTTGGGTAGCAGCAGCAGCATCAGCACCTAAGACATGGTCTGGACTTGATGTTGAAACACCTGAGAACATGGAAGCTATAACAGCAGCGTCATATGAATCTCTCAATGCATATGCAGCAGATGATGTAGCAACCTCTTTGAAGTTGACATGTGACATATTACTTTCAATATCATCTACGATGAATTTAAAAGCTTTAGCACTATCAACGACTAAGTTAATCTCTTGGTCGGTTAATCTAGTTTCAGTTGTATCTGAATTTCTTGTGTAATCAGACACAGAAATTACAGGTTCTTTGATAATCTTTACAGAGTCTCCATAAGCAGATATTTCACCAGCATAGTCGGTGTTTGTAATAGCTTCTACTACTGAGCTCTTTCTAAAAAAGTTTAAAACCTTTCTAGAATAAATACTAGGTAGGAAGTAGCTATTAGTTTGTCCACTTACGGAGTTTGCAAAGTTAGCATCGGTATCAGTTGAGGGTTCAAAATATTGAGCCATGATACTTTCTCCTTTATATTATAATAGTTTACTTAACGATTCTGCCTTCTTGCATAGCATTTGATATTTCCTCTTCGTACTTATCAAACTCATCCATGCTCATTGCAGCAATCTCCTTTTCGGACCAAATCTTTTCCTGTTTAGGTTCAACTGTTGTTGTTTTAGTTGAGACCATATCAGCAGCAGATTTTTTAGTCCTAGAAGATGACTTAGTCTCTTTAGGAACATCCATACCAATATCTCTTTTAAATAAATCTAAAGCACGTGAAGCTAAATCGGCATCATCAGCATTTGAATAAATCCATTTCTGAATTGAATCCGGTTGCTCTTTTGCCCATGCATGGAAGTCATCGCTGTTTCTAATATCTTCAAAATCAGGATGTCTATCCATTAACCTTTTTTCTGCATCTTTTCGTACTAACTCTTGTTCACGTTGTTGAAGTTTGCTAAGACGTTCTTCTAGAACTTTTGCCTTAGACTCCGATTGCATATGAGCAACAGTTTCTACTACTTCGTAGACATCAGGATAATCTGTTTTAAACTTTTCTAGTTCTTCTTCAGTTTTAGGAGCTGTATATTCAGGTTGTTGAACTTGAGTTAATAGCTCTTCTTCTCTGTGTTTAAACTCATTAAGTTTAGTATCATAATGTCTTTTTAAATCATCATAACGTTTTTTGTAGTTTGGTCTTTTATAAGGTGTATCCTTAGTAGTTTCCAATTCTTCTACTGCAACATTATCAGGGTCTACTGCTTCTTCAATGCTATCAGATTTGAATAATTTATTCTTATCTTCTGGCTTATCAAAGTATAACCCATCTGCTGATTCAAAAGGTTTATCATTACCTTCGTGCCAAGATTTTTTATAGTTATAAGGATTTGGCGTTTCCTCTTTTTGGACTTCATTAGTCATATTCTTTCTCCTAGTCGGGGCTTCGTAAACAAGGTAGCTGCGTTGTGCACGTGCAGGGCTTGTCTTGTAAAGGTAGCCTCAAGGGTTAATATAATAGAGTGCCTACGCTAATAGGGTAGCTCTATCGCTTATCGGTAGCGAGGATTAACTGACATCATGTTTTTCTTTAACTCATCACGAGCTATATCAGAATCAATAGGTCTTCCAAATTGGTCAACCTCTTCTTCTTGCATCATCATGCCACCTTCCTGCATACCTTGTCTATCTGCATCAGCTTCAGCATCTTTCATCATACGCATCAATTCATCAGCTCCGATTTGCTCTGTAGCTTTTGCAGTAAAGACAAATTCTCCATCAGACAACCTTGCAGGTATACTGTCGGAGACTCCTGAACCCGGACCTTCTACAGGACCAGACCCAGCAAATTCTGAAGCAACTTCTATTACTTTATCAAATAGCATAGATAGTTGCTCATCTTGTTCAAGTTTTGACATTAGCATATCTTCTTCTTCTTCGTCTAATGCTTCGTCAATTATAAAATCTAAATAATTATCTTCCATCTCTTCGTCTGGAAGCATAGGTTGATTCATAGCCATTTGCATTTGGTCATCTATAGACATTGAA